CTACCGAGTAGGTTTCGCGCGTTCGCCGACCCGGCGATATACCTTGCGCGTGATGGCCTCTTCGCTGTGGCCAAGCAGTTTTGACGCGGCCTTGATGTCATCGATCTCGCTGGCCGCCTTGGGCCGGTTGTCGGTGAACCACATGCGCCGGATTCGGGCCGCCAGTTCGGCGTCTCCGACCTTGTCGGCCTTCACCGCGGCAGCCTCTCGGGCGTCTTCAAACCTCGAGCGAAGCATCGGCCTGGTGAGCGGCTTGCCGGCAGAGGTATAGAGCAACTTGAGGCGATGCCGGATAGGCCGAGAGCGCATGCGGTCGATAAGCTTGCCAAGTTCCGTGCGGACAGGCCGGTCGGGGTCGCTGCGGTCGGTGAGCTCTATGCGCAGCAGCTTGCCGGTTTTCCCCTGGCGCACCATCAGGCCATCGTCGACGATATGCCGCTCGCTCACCGCGACGACGTCATCGGGTCGCTGGCCGCTGAGGTAGGCTAGATCCATCGCGTCCTGAAACTCCTGCGGCCCCTCGTCATAGACCGCCTGCCAGACCTCGTCGTCGGCATAGAAGTCGCGCGGCTTCTCTTCGTTTCGCCGCAGGCCGCGGCAGGGGTTCGGCAGATCGGTGTAGCCCCACTCGCGCGCGATGTTCCACACGTCTGAGAACAGCGCCAGTTCACGGTTGGCAGCCACCGGAGCCGGCCGGCCGCCTGGGTCGCGCACCGTGCCATCCTTGCGCAGGCGCTTCTTGGTCTTTCGGCCATCACGATAGGCCGCGAGGTGCTTGGTCTTCACGTCCTTAAAGCTGGCGCCCTTGAAGTAGGAGCGCAGGGTTTCGATCTCTGCCTCGTTCAGCTTCTGGGTCTTGGCTGACTTCTTCGGGACGATGTCCGTCAGGTACTTGTTGAAGGCCGCCTCCAGCTTCGTCGTGTCGGCCGCTTGAGGCTTTCCCTCCAGCTCGGCCCACTTGACCTTTGCGGCGGCGAGGTCGGTGCCCAGCGGAATCTCTTTGCCCTTGCCGGCGTTGTAGTAGTAGCCGACCCACACCTTGCCGCTCTTCAGCTTGCGGCGACGCTCGAGCATGCGCGGTGGCAAATGCGCGCCGGTCGTACGAGGACGGTTCATCAGCTGATCGCCTCCATGGCTGGGGTCCATTCCTCGGCCTGGATCATCGTCTTGACCTCGACGCCGGACAACTTCAGGTTGGCGTACAGGCGGCCGACGACCGGCCGGCCCGAGCGAGTCAGGCTGAAGGCCCAGGCGTTCGCCCTGAGCCAATCCACCTGCAGCTTGTGCTGCGGCGTGCCGGTGATGCCGGCCAACTCCAGCTCGGTGAGCTGCAGTTGATCGACCTCGGGGAGGGCTAGCAGGGTTGTCATGTTCCGGTCTGGGGGCTGGGAGTGGCGGGCAGCACCTCGACGCCAACCAGCTCGCGCAGGTCGTAGCTGCCGGCGTGGTCGTGGCCGCCGCCAGTCAGGGCGCGCTCCAGGTCTGGCACGTCCACGTCGAAGGTCTCGAACGTGGCCGTTCCGACGGTGCGCCCGTTGTCCATGTGGCGTTTGATGATGAAGCGGATCATCACTTCTCCCTCTCTGTAGCGGCGGCACGGCCGATTGCGGCAGCGCAGCGAAGCGTGGCCATGCGGCGGGCGGCTTGCTTGTCGCCGTCGTGATCGACGAAACGCTCGAATGCAACGATGTGGCCTTCTCGGCGCAGCCGACGAACGGTCACGATGCCCCTGTCCCACGTCACTTCAAGCTCCAGCGCAGCCTCCAGGCGGGCGCCGTCGCAATCGTCGGTTTTTGGGTCCCAGCAGTACCTCAACACCTCGCGGCCTGGCCACAGATCAATCTCCAGTCCTGCCCAAAGCGTGCCGTTGGCATAGTGGCAACCAGAAGCCTTCGCCGCCAGCTCCAGCAGCTCTCGGTCTGTCTCAGCCATGATTGGTCTCACCTTCCAGCTTCGGCCAGCCCTCGAAGACGTGCGTGGCGTCAAGGGCGTGTTTGTCCAGGTAGGCGCGCAGGTCGCTCGTCTTGATCCGCTTCATCGCTGGCAGGTACTGGCCTGCGCGATAGCCGAAGGGCTTGAGGTGGATCACGGTGTACTTTTGGGGAGCAGGCTTTTCAGCCATGATTGGTCTCCTTGGTAGCGGCGGCAGGGGCGGCGGGAAGGGGCATCCAGTGGGTGGGGTAGACAGGGGCTCCATGCGCGTCCCCATGGTCTACGTTTGCCGGCCACCACTCCTGGCGCTCGTAGTCATACCAGGCCTCCTCCACGTAGGAGCTGCCGTCGTCCAGTACGGACGAGACGATGGCGTGCAGCGGCGGGCTGTGAACGCGACCAGTAGGCGTCGTCTCGATCGGCATCCATTCCCCAGCCTTGGGGGCTTGGCCCGCGTAGAGTCGCGTGCCGAGCGGAAGGCCGAGGCTTCCCGGCTTGCACCAGGAGACGCGGCCATCAAGATGGTTCGTCCCGACAACGACAGCCACCGGCTCCGCTCCCTGTGCCGCTGAGGCGCGGCCTTTCTGATAGCCCTCGGCAAACCGCTGGTCGCAGCGGTGCAGCCAGCCGGCCTCCGTGGTTGGCAGTTCACCCGGCGCTACTGGCTCCGCTGCCTGTGCCGCTGCTCGGCCGGCTTGGTAGCCCTGCCAAGCCGATAGCGTGTGGGGGTCAAGGTAGTCGCCGCACGAGTCCAGGCTGAACCAATTGGCCTCTGCCGGCATGTTGTGCGCGTCATACCAGCGCTCGAACTCCGCGCGCATCGTGTCTTGCTCAGTGGTCATGGCGGTCAGTCCTCGTCGCCGCGGTAGGCCTCGGCGCGTTCCTCGGGCGTCAGGTCGAAGAAGTTCTCCACGCCGCCACGGTCGGCTGCCCGGCGCATGCGCTCGGCCCGCTCATCAGCCGGGCGGTCCCAGAAGCCTTCGTTGCTGTCGTTGAATCGATGGTCGTTCATGGTCGTACTCTCTTCCCGGGGATGGGATTCTCAGTAATAGGCTTGGCGGCGAACGTCTTCACGGTGGCTCATCTCGTCGTTGTAGCCCCGCCACCACTCTTCCTTCGCGGCCTTGAAGTCCCACGACTCGCGGCCGTCAGCCGGGCCGGAAATGCCGGGCGGGCCTTCCTCGTCGCCGGGGTAGTTGAGCAAGCGGACCACGGAAAGGATGCAGGCCGGGCAGTGGTTCGCTGCCTCGCACATGGCTTTGAAGCCATCGGCGTCCAGCACCTTGCGCAGCTCGTCGCGCGGCGGCGCAGGCTGCTCGATGTTCTCGCGGGCCAGCAGCATGCACATGCCACAGCGGCGCTGCGGGTTGGCGGTACAGCCGCTCTCGTGCCGGCGCATGGCGCTGGGCGAGCCGCTGCCCTTGTTGCAGTGGTCGCAGTAGTAGCGGTGACGCATTGCGGTTCGCATGTCAGACCTATAGCTTGGGGAAGGGATCAGGCGGTGGCGCGAGCGGCTCGCCAGGCGTTGAAGCCGTGGGCCAGGTCGCGGGCGGTGTACGTCTCGGCGTTGCGGTACTCCCGGCCGGCCCACGCCTTGAACGCCTCAAGCTGCTGCTCATCTGTCAGCGGCTCGGTGGCCGGCGCCTGGGCGAGGGCGGCGCGTAGCAGCGACTGCAACTCTTCGACCTCGTGCTTGACCAGCCTGAACGCGGTCCACCTCGGCAGCTTCAGATCGACCCCCTGCGCGGGGGGATTGGAAGCGGGGGCATCGCCGTAGACCAGCGGACGCATTGAGCGGAGGTGCGCGTCGCGCGGGTACTCTCGATTCAAGCGCTCCAGTTCAAACCGTGCTTCTTCTACTGTGTTGAAGAAGCGGGTGATATGGCCGTTGAAGGCGTGTACCCACGCCACCGGCTCTGCCTGCGCGGCAGGCGCGAGGGCGGCGCGGGCGTAGGCATGCATCTGTTCGGCGCTGAAAGCGTAGTCCCAGCGCTCGTAGCCCCACTCATCGGTCCACGACTCGGCCTTCACTTCAGGGTCTGGAAGCGGGGGAAGCTCCCCAACCGTCAGGGATGGGGCGGCCTGCTGTGCCATGCCAAGGATCGTGCCGGCCAAGCCCTCACAGTCGTCCATGTTCAGTTCTGTGCAGCGGTTGAGCAGCAGGGCAGCAGCCTCCACCGTCTTGCTCCAGGGTGCGGGCTCGGCCTGCTGTGCCGGGGCGGCGTTCTCGCGCGTCTGCTCCACAGCCATTTCCACCATGGTGCGCCCGGCGTCAAGGGCCTCGTCCACCTGGGCGCGCAGCCGCTCGACCTCGGCGGCGTGCAGTTCTCGCTCTGCTGCAAGCTCGCGCTCCCAGGACTGGCGCACAAATTCGAGCCGGCCATTCAGCCGCTCGACCTCAGCGGCCGCCTCGTTCATCAGGTCTTTGTCGAGGTTCAGGCCGGGCAGGTTGGGCCAGCCGCGCAGGCGCGTGATGAGGTCAGGTTCGTTCATGGCAATGGGCTCAAGCGGCACATGGGAATCAGAGGCGCGCCAGCTCGTGCTCGCGCGGGACCGAGAAGCCGGCGGCGTGTTTGTGGCCGCCGCCGCCGTACTGCCCGGCGATCAGCGACACGTCGGCGCCGTCCGGGCGGCTCCGCAGGCTGAAGCAGCGGCGCTGCTCGGTGTCGAAGTAGGTGGCGGCGAAGGGCTGGCCCTCGTCGAGCACATGGCCGGCGTCGCTGGCCAGGAAGCCCGGCACGTTGGCGGCCGGCACCTCGACGCCGCCGATGACCATGCGGCGCTGGGTGGAGCGCACCGCGTCGGCCACCTGCTTCTCCACCAGCCGCACCAGCGCCTCGCCCTGGGCCAGCGCAACGGTCTGCTGCATGGCGTCGCCCAGCATGATCTCGTCCCACTTCTCGAAGTTGTGCGGGATGCTGCCGAGGTAGGCGTGCGAGGCCTTCGTCTCGGCGAAGCTGAAGCGCCACAGGTCGCGGTCCTCGACGAAGCCTAGGAAGCGCGGGCGCTGCTGGCTCGGAAACAGGAAATCCCAGGCCATGCCGGCGCCGCTTCGCTGCATGTCGAAGTGGACGTGCAAGCGCGGGTGCGACAGGCCGACCAGCGCCGCCTCGGCCGACTGGTGGTGATCCAGCACCGTGACGCCGGCCGCAACCTCGGCCATAGCCAGCAGTTGCTCGCGCGGGTAGCTGAAGTCCACCACGTAGACCTGGCGGCCGGTCACGTCGGGCGGCTCCTGCCCGTAGCTGGCCGGCAGGAACTCGAACGTGTCGGGCGCGGCGTGGTGGAAGCACCAGGCGGCCGTGAAGCCATCGGTGCAGTTGGCGTGATAGATGACAAGTTGCTTCATGTGATACCTAGGCTTCGGGGATTGACTCAGGCCGCGGCCTGAAGGGGTTTGGCGGTGCGGGCGAGGCCCAGCAGCACGTCGCGGAAGGGCAGCGGGGTAGCGTTGCGGATGCGGGTCTTGTCCTTCCCGCCCACCATGGCGACGACGCCGATCCGGCGGGCCTTGGCATAGCCATAGCGCTCCACCATCCAGTCAGGCAGGCGTTGCTCGCCCTGCGACCAGTTCAGCTCGGGCCGGTCGGTGCCCACGGCGTACAGCCATGTCGGCTTGCGGCTGTCGTGCCCGTAGTGGCCCTGCTCGACGTAGCAGGTCCAGCCGCCGAAGCGGTCGGCTGGCTGCCAGCCCTTGCCCATCTGCGGCGCGGCCAGACCGAACCACTCCCAGGCGTGCGAGTTGGCCGGGTGCTCGATGACGCCGCCGAAGTTGCGCACAGCCGTCAGCGCTGCCGCGAAGCAGCCGCCGTCCGCGCCCTTCTTGAACTGGTGCGGACGGGCCGTGCTGCCGTGCCAGAACCGGCCCCAACGCTGGCAGGGCGGGTGCGCGACGACGGGATGCGGGCCGGCGTACAGCCGGGCGTCCCGGGAGATGTCCCAAGGCTCGACGCCTGGCTGGCCGAAGTAGCAGCCGTCCGTCTCGACAAACAGGGCGGCCACGGTGGTGGGTGTGCTCATGGATGAGTTCGGGGGCTTGGATCAGTTGGAGACCGTCTGGTCTTCGGGGAACAGCTCCAGCTTGCCGCGGCGCTTAGCCTCGGCGCGGATGGCGGTGGCATTGCTGCGCAACGAGGCCAGCATGTCGGTGGCCATCTCCTCGCTGCAGCCGTTGGCCAGCAGGAAGCTGACGGCGTGGATGGCGCCCTGCTGGACGAGGTTCTGCGCCAGCAGGTGGCTGTCTTCCATCGCCCGAAGGTCGTCGATGAGGGCGGCTTGGTCGGGCAGGGTGCGGATGTCGGCCATGGTGGTGATGGTTGAGGCTTGGGGATGGGATCAGGCGGCCGGCTGCTCGTACAGCTTGGCGCCACGGGCCAGCGCTCGGCTGTCCAGGCTGTGACCAACGATGACCGTGGTTTTGTCCATGCCATCGCCGTAGCTGCTGCCGACGTGATCGACCACGAAGACGGGCTTCGCCTCGCTGCCAGCGGGCGGGAACATTGCCTCCCACTCGGCCATCTGGCGCGACTTGTCGCCGACTCGCTCGGTGATCCGCGCCTGGTCCAGCTTGAAGGCTTCGACGTTGCAGCCGATCTGGGCGATAACGTCGGCCGACTCTTTGGTGATCCGCTCGATGTTGCCCTCGCCCGTGGCGGGATCGACCCCATCAAGCCCTTGGCAGATCGTGCGGCCGAGAACGGCCACCAACTCGCCGAGCTCCTCGCAGGTCTTGCCCAGGCGCCGCAGCGTCATCAGGTCCGTCGTCGGGGTCCACTTTGTGAGTGCCATGTTGTTTCCTATCGGTCAGTTCCGGGGCTTGAACGGTCAGGCGGCCTTGATCGTTTCGATCCGGCCATCGAAGTGATGCAGCCTGGCCTCGTCGCGGAACGGGCGCTCCGGCTTGAAGGGTTCGCCGTACATGTGCGGCGTGTCGTAGCCATCGCCGTCATCGACCCAGAAGCTCCAGCGGTCGCCGCAGCACGGGCACGAGTCGCTGTTGTCCATGAAGCGCTCGCCGATGGTGATGGCCTCAGCGGCATTGCGCGCCTGGATGAAGACGACGGGTGCGCAGTTCGCATCGGTGACGAAGTGGCCGCCGCTGTTGTTCTGGCTGAAGCAGAACCACTTCAGGTCTACGGTGATGGTGTGGGTGGTCATGGATAGTTCCAGTCCATGGGAATCAGGCGGCTTTGTCGAGGGCCGCGCGAGCTGCTGCCTCAGTCATGCCGCAGTGCCTAACCAACTGATCCGCGTAGAAGGCGAAATGGCCCTGCGCGTCCTCTGGCGCCACCTTCATCGCGGCGAGGAAACAGTCCAGCACGTTGGCCCGAGCTGCCGCAAATTCAGCGGCAGCGGCAGAACGAAACCGAGAGATTCGACGGGCGCCGTCCGCCGTCAGGGTGTCGTGGCCGCCCTTGGCGTGCCATCGGGTGACGATGAAGTGATCCCTGACCTGCTCGGGCTTCCAGGGCTGTTGAGCGGCTTGCGTGTTCATGTCGTGCTCCAGTGCGTTGCGGTGGAATTATTGTTAAACATTAAATGCGCGTCGGCAAGCTGTTTTTGTTAAACATCAAATGCGCTAGACTGCGTGCCATGGAAGAGAAACCGAAACGCCCCCGTGGCAGGCCGCCAGCGCCGCCAGAGTCCGCGCTGACCGCATTCATCGGCATGCGCGCCAGTCCGGCTCTGAAAGAGAAGGTGGACCGGCTCGGGCACGCCTGGGCGCGTAAGGTGCTGGAGAAGGCGAAGCCGCCGAAGGAATAGGCCATACCTGTCGCTTAGCGGTACTTGAGAAGGAAATACACGAGCCAGCCGATGAGGTTTGCCGCGTAGGCCAGGGCGGCTGCAATGAGCCAGGGGTTGTGGTTGCGTTTTTTCATACCTGTCGCTCGGGGATTGGCCTCAGTCCCAGCTCGAGGAGCTGGACGACGAGTCGCTGCTGCTCGAGCTGCTGTCGTAGCTGCTGGATGAGGACGACGAGTCGTAAGACGGCGAAGGGGCCGGGCAGTAGGTTGGCCGGTTGTCATCGCAGAAGGGCGGGGGGCTCGGCGCGTGGACCCAGCTGGACAGGCCGAACTGCGACATGGGCATCGGCTCGGGATCAGGAGCCGGATAGGCGTAGGACGGGCTCGGCGGCGTCGGCGTGGTGGTTGCCATCGGAGCCGGCGTGTTGCGCGTGCCTTCGGTGAAGCGGTTCGTCGCATAGCGACCGTAGGTGGGCTTGATGCGCTCCGCCACCTCACGGGCGCGGGCCTCTTCCTCGCGGCGCTTCTTTGCGCCGGGCGTCAGGCTCTTGATGAAGTTCCACATGGTCAGTTGCCTTTCGGTTGCTGTGTCTGCTCGCGCTTTGCGCGGTCCTGGGCGATCTGGTCCCAGGGGATGGGAGTGGGTTCGGTGGGCTGCTGCCAGGGGCGGGCCGCCTGGCGCTGACGGGCGCGGCGCGACACGATCAATCCCACCGGTCAATCTTGTAGGTCTGCGCGCGTCCGGCCGTCGTCACCCGAACAGTCGCCGGGTAGGCGCCGCTGCCTTCACGCAGATCGATGCCGATGGCGGTCCCTTCAGCTAAGCCCTGCATGCTGGCGCTCTTGGAATGCGCCTCGATGGTCGAGCGCACGCCGTGCAGTTCGGAGCGCATCAGGGCGGGGAACAGTGCGGCTCCGGCTTGGCGCGTCTCGCGGGCTCCTTCCAGCAGCAGGATGATCCCGTCACCGTGGTGCTTGAAGCGCTGGCCGTCGTCATCCCAGCGGGCCGGGAGGCGTGTGATGCCGGAGAGCTTTACCCAGCCGGGCGTAAGGCCGTATTGGCTGGCCGGGGCGCCGCCATGCCAGACGTACCACGAGAAGGAGTGATCCCACTGGAACAACTTCGGCGCGTCGGCGTTGACGGCGGTGGTCAGGCTGATGATGCCGTTGTTGCCGTGGCCAAGCTGGACCTCGATGCTGTCGGCGGTCGTGGCGACCTCGCGAACGAACTTCTCCAGCGTCATGGTGATAGCCGGGATGTTGACATTGATCGTGGGCGCAACGTCCTTCGGCGTCAGGTGGCCGAATACACTGCCACCGGCCGGCGCTTTATCCTTGGCCTTGGGCGACCAGACCAGCGGGATTTCGTCCAGGCGGGCAATGCGACGCTCCAGGGCCGGAGCGAGGCCCAGTTGCTCGAACAGCTTCTCGGCTTGGGCGATGTTGCCGGCGCTCGGAAGTGCTTGCGGACGCTGGTAGCGCAGCGGGTGCATCTTGTCGGCGAAGCGCTTGGCAATGACGCTGAACTCCATGCCTGCGGCGATATCCTCCAGAAGCGTGCCGATCATGGAACTGCGCGGATGGCAGAAACCGGCCGGCGCCTTCGCGATGGCCTGCCAGACGACGGCAGCCTTTCCGTTGCCGTTCGCGGCGGCGCGTGCGACGTGCAGCTTATGCAGCCACTCGGCCTGCCCCAGCACGCGTTCGCTGCTGTACAGGTGGTCCGACTTCAGTAGCGTCACGGCCGCTTCGATCATCGGCTGCGTGAACTCGTTCAAGGCGTGCATGACGGTCTTGAAGTCCTCGCGCTTCTCGGCCATAGACTGGCCAGGCGTTAGGACGGTGCCGGTGTAGAGCATCGAAGCGGGTGGCGTCACGGCCAGGTGCAGCCAGCCGCCAGCATCTGGCGTGCCCCAGACTTTCTCGCGGCTCAGGAAGGGGCTGGTGATCTTGGAGCGGCGCACTGCCTTGGCCAGCAACGTGACCGCAGTCGCGTATTCCTCGGGCGCGTCCTCGTCATGCCAGATCGCCGAGCGCATGGATCCGTCATCCTCGACAACAGCGAGGCTGCCGAAGCGTTCGATGAACTGGCGGCAAGCGTGACAGTTGTGATACTGGCGGTGTTCCGGGTCAGTAAAGCTGTCGAGATAGACACCCCACAGGTTCTCGGCGTCGGTCAGGAATACGGGCCGAGCACCGTCGTCAGTACGCAGTAGAAAGCGTGCTTGGATGCGAGACAGATAGGCGCGGTATTCCGCGTCGTCGTGGTTGTGTACGGCTTCGGCAATGGCTTGTTGCATAGCTATCTCTCTGTTGGGTTGTAGGGCGGTCAGGCGGCGCGTTTCTGCTCACCCGCCACCGCCAGCACATGAGCCGAGATGCCGGCGCAGATGGCGGGGAACTGGGAGGGGCGGTAGAGGCGGGCGGACTTCTCGCGGTGGGCGACGAAGCCCAGCGATTCCAGGAAGTCGGCCGAGACGGTGAAGCCCAGCCGCGCATTCAGGGCTCCCAGGGTCATCGTCGGAGCCTCAGCAGCCGGCGCCGGGAAGGGTCGGACCTCGGGGGCAGGAGCGGCGGCCGGCGTGGCGGCCTTCTGCTCTGCAGCGAACAGCATGGCGCGGATCTGCGCGACGGTTTCATCCTTCGCGAATTGAGCTGCGCCCTTGTAGATGCCCAGGTGATCCCCGATCACCCAAGCCTCGGTTTCTGCCAGCGTCTCGCGGATGCATTCGACGGTGCCTCCCACTCGCACACCCAGGCGGCCCGAGACGGCGATGGCGAGCTGCTGCCGGATTCCGTCGATTTCGCTCTGAGCGTCCGCGTGGCTGGCGCGGTAGGGTTCGTCGGCAGTCGGAGCCGGCGCGGCAGCGACTTGGGTCTGCTGTTGTGCCTGGGCCTGCTGCAGGGCCAGGCGGGCGGCTTCGTCTGCACGGGCCTGGGCTTCGGCGGCAGCAGCAGCGCGGGCGGCTTCGATCTCGGCCCGTGCGCGATCCAGCTCGGCGCGCTCTGCGGCAAGCCGGTCGGCCTCGGCCTTCAGCTCTGCGGCCTTGCGCTCCTGCTCTGCCTTCTCTTCGGCGCGGCGGCGAGCTTCAGCCTCGGCGGCCAGGGCCTCGCCGTGCATGTCGCCCATCCGCTCAAGGGTCGCGGCCTTCTGCTCGACGGCGCGGTCGTAGAACTCCTCCCAGGCGGCTTGGTCGAGGACTATGGCCTTGACCATCTCGATGCCAGCGCTGATCCGCGACGACGGGAGGCCGCGGGCCTGTTCGACGTAGCCGGCCAGCTTGGCGAGGTTCGCGCGGTGCTTCTCGACCCGGGCGGCTTCCTTCTCGGCGGCGATGCGCTTTTCCTCGGCAATCTCGGCCTCGCGGGCTTCGATCTGCGGCGTTATGAGCTGGGCCGCTTCGTCGAAAGCCGTCTCGATGGCCGCCAACTCGGCGCCGACAGCCTTGCTCACGGCGGTGAGCTTTGACTTCAGGTTGGCGGACACCTTGCGGGCATCGGCCAGCGGCACGTTGATGAGGCGGTTGCGCAGCGACTTGGCGTCGGCCAGCTTGGTCGGTGTGGACAGGTCGTGCACGACGCCTTCCAGCTTTTCCTTCGCCGTGGCGATGGCTTCGTGCGACTGCTCGAATGCGGCCAGGGCGACGTCGGTCAGGTCGATCTTCGTCAGGTCCAGCTTGCCGGGCTGCTCTGCCAGCGCCGTGACGGGAACGGCATCAGGGTCGATGGTGGGGAAGTCGGTCATGGGGTCTCCGGTCAGAAGGGGAGGGTCTCGGGGAGTTCGGCGGGCGCAGCGGCCGGCTTCGCGGCCACTTCCCACGGCGGAGGCGCGGGCGTCTGCTTGGCCTCGGCGCCTTCCTTCAGCGCGCCGCTCATCTTTTGGGGCACGCGCAGGATTTCGACGAAGCTGTCCACCAGGCGCATGAAGCGCACGAGGCGGCTTTCCAGCAACTCGATGGCGTTCTCGTCGCGGTGGATGCGCTTCACGAACAGGTCCTTCCCGACCGGGGCCAGCCACGGGCAATAGACGATCAGGTCGCAGTACTTGCGGCCGGTGATCCACAGCCCGCCGTTGATCTGGTCGAGGTATTCAAGGTGGGCCTGCTCGGGGTGCTGCCAGACCTCGCCCAGCTTGTCGCAGGCCAAGGGGCACTTGATCTCGATGAGGCCGTCGTCGTCGCGCAGACCGTCTGTCGAATAGCCGAAACGGTCGTCATCGGTCAGGACAAGGCCGGACTCTTCCACCCAGGCCCCGGTGCGCTGCTCGTACACGGCGCGGGCGCGCGGCTCCAGTTCCTGCCCGCGCCGCATGGCGTAGGTGACAAAAGTTTCGTCCAGCGGCTCGCGGGCAATGGTCTCCATCGCGATCAGCCACGCGTACTTGATGGCGGCTTCGCTCGGGCGGCTGGTGTCGATGCCGGCCATGGCCAGCTCGATCCCTTCGGCGCGCGGCTTGGACTTGTAGCCGGCCGCAAGCATGGCCTGGGCCTCGTCCTTGCCAGACTTCAGCGCGTTGACATAGGCCTGCTGTTGACCCGTCAGGCCACCGACAACCGCGATGGCGTCGGAGAAGCGGCTGGCGGTGATGACGCCGACGCGGGCGCGAAGCCAATCATCAGACCCTTGCTGGCAGTTGATGAGCTTCATTGCGCGGCCTCGTCTGCCTTCTTGGCGGCGGCCTTCAGCGACTTGGCGTGTTGCGCCCAGAACGCGTCAGGTGGCGGGTTGCGCTCGTACCGCGCGCGGAGCTTGGCGGTGCCCTCCATCGCAGCGGCGCGGAATTCGTCCAGCAGCGGTTCGACATCGTTGCCGCCGTTGCCGTCGTCATCCTCGCCACCTTCGGCGACGCCCAGGATCGACTTCAGGGTGTAGCGCTCCAGATAGGACTCGGTGCTCTGGCGGGCCTGCATGGCGTTCTTCGCGCCGCCAGCGTCAGGCGGCCCACCCATCGAAACGGACTCGAAGTGGCCGCTGACGTGTTTCAGGTAGCAGGTCACCTCGATCCAGTCCTTCTCGTCCTTGGTGCGCTTCCACCAGGTGCTGAGGCCGAACTTCGACAGGGCCGGCGTCACGGCATCCACCACGGCGAACAGCTCCGCATAGGACTTGCCGCGCAGCGGGCCGTCCGTGACTTGGCGGTTCTTGATGATGCGGATTGCCTCGGCCTTGAAGGAGGCGAACGCTTCATTGAAAGCCTGCAGGTTTGCCTTCGCATCCATGCGGTCCTTCAGATCCATGGCTCGCTCGATCTGATCGAAGTTCAGGCCGCGATCCAGCAGCGTCAGCATGAAGGCTTCCCCCTGGCTCATCGACACGGGGGCGACGGCGCCGGCTTGCTGAACGGTCGGCAGTTGGCGAGCCGTGTCTGCCGGCTCCAGCTCCAGGGTCTCGATTGCCGATGCCTCGGCGGTGGTTTGGGCGTTCATGTCGGTCTCACAGAAAGATGGCAGGGAGGGCCGCAGCCGCGACCAGGAAGAAGGCGGCCAGCAGGGAGCCGCCGGCAGCGATGAGGCTCAGGGCCTCTTCGGCTTCGTCATCGAGCTTCACGGCAGCACATCCAGCAGCGCCACCAGCACAGGCTCAATCTGCTGCCCAAAGGTGCAGATGAACCACGCAGAGAAGGCCGCAGAGACGATGACGCCAACAGTCAGCAGGGAGACGGAAAAGCCGTCCATCTCCTCGCGTGCGGGCTCGTCGTGGAACTCGGACCATTGGCCGACTTCAGCGGGGCGGCAGTCGCAAGCGTCAGGAGTTCGGCCTTGATTGCAGCCGGCGCCAGCACACGAGGGCCAGGGCTTGCGCGCTGCGCGGGCCTGCTCTTCGACGACGACCAAGGGCAATGCGCGGTGGGCGGTCATGCTTGCTCTCCAGGGAACGGCACGCCTTCAAGCGGATCGACCCAGTAGGTGAGATCGTGAATCTGGCGGTCCGCTTCATCGAATGCAGTCCAGCTGCCGTCTTCGGACTGGATCGGCATCACGTACCAGACGTGAGACATGCGACCGGCGGAGTTGCGCGCCATGAAGTTGTTGGTGACGAGAACCCGCCGATGGAAGGTCACGCTCGGGTCATCAAGGCGCGCGTCTTCGGGAGGATCGCGGTCGGCGAATGCAATCCAAGCGCTCATGCCGCCGCTCCCACCGGCTCAAGGCCTGCCGTGTCGTCAACAGCGCGAAGCTGGGCGGATGTCAGAACCTCGCAGGACGCGAACTGCTGACCAGCAATCTGCGCCGTCAGCGAGTACACCTCACGCTCCCACACCAGCGCCTGAGACTTGTAGCGCATGGCTGCGGCCATCGTGGCTTCACGGCCCTGGAAGGTCTCGCGCTCGGCAGCCATGTCCCGCGTCTCGCGATACAGGCCGTTGTAGTGGTCGCGGTGCTGCTTGGCTTCGGCCAGCTTCTCTTCCAGATCAGCGACCCGGAAGTCAGCAGCAAAAGCCGTCAGCTTGTCGAGGTTCGGAGTCGCCGTGGAGCTGATACGGGCCAGCTGCTCGGCGAAGGTTTCGTCGCGATCGAGGGCGCTCATGGCCTAGTACCCCAGCACGTCACGGGCTTCGGCGTAGGTGCGGACCACATCGGTCTGCACGCTCTCGCCATCCGGGCCGACGCACAAGACGCGAACTTCAATCGCGCCGTCTTCACGCTGAACCGCTGTCGGGCTCACGCCGCAGTCGTGTTCGTTGATCCAGTCGAGAAGTGACATCTGCTTCCTCCTTCCGCCCTGCCGGGATTGGTGGGCGAGTGAGAGGAGTATGCGCGAACGCATAGCGCAGGTCAATGCGTTGGCGCATAATTTTTTCGACAGGCGAAGAAAAACCCGCGCGCGGCGGGTTTGGGCGGTGTGGGTGTTGTTACCGGTCTACGACTTGTCCCTGCGTCCCCTATTCATGATTGCCCTTTGAAGCCTTGGGAGGTCGCCAGAACGAACCACCCAGGACGTACGAAATGACCCAGCAGATCGCCGTCACTGGTAATGTCCCAAGGATAGCTGACCAACTTGAAGGGCGCGCCCCAGCGGGTGGGGAAAACAAGTCCGTTGCGCCGAACAGAAGCGACGCGAGCAAAGCGATGGTCCCGAACCACCAAGCAACGGCGCCTATCCGGCGCATCACCTTGTCCATCATTCCTCCCCAAAAACTCGCTTCAAAGTTCCATGGAACAGCGTGGCCGCCATGGCAGTCGCCCAGGCTGGATTTCTATGAGCCTCGCCGCAGGAGCTGTAGAAGAAGTCGCGGTTCGACGCCATCGCGGCATAACTGATGCCGACGATCTTGCCAGCCTCCGCGTCCTCCAGCAGCTTGCGAAGACAGCGCACCGTGTCATGGCTGACAGGCTTGCGCAGTTGCAATAGACGGAACGGTTTTTCTCGCCTCATTTCTTCGCCTTCGTGGATGGCTTCGATGTCTTGCTTGACTTCGCCTGGCCAAAGTGATGCACCTTCGGCTGGTCGGTGCGCGGCGCGTTGCTGATGCCCTTCGGCTGGCTGCTCGAAACCCATGATTTGCCCTTGTTGGATACGCCCCCTAGTCCTTGGGGGTCTGCGGGCCGATGTTCGCCGGAAACCTGGCTCATGGCGTGACCCACCTCATTTATGTTCGATGGTATTAATGCCAAAGCATTGACAGAGCCTAGTAAGGCGACTAGCTGGCTCTGCTGCGCTTCAGCGCCACAACGCATCGCAAGTTTTGCTAGCAAGTCGGCAGCATCCTGGCGCGTGTAGTCGTCCATTTCACGCGACAGTGCCGCGCCGAGGGTTCGTAGCGCCGCCTCGATGCTCACCTCTGGTTCATCCACGACGGAGAACTTGAAATCGAGGTTGGGGTCGGCGGGTGGGTCGCCGATTTGCGCGTCGCCGAAGCGCGCTTCAAAGATGCGCGCGGCGAGCGCATCGTCATAGAGCGCGTCGATGGGGATGCCGAAGTGGTCCGCGATTCGCTTCGCAGATCCGCGGCTTGGGATCTCAACCCGGCCGGCAGCAATCTTGTGCAGCGTCCCTTGAAACGACTCGGCGCGCATGGCTTTGGCCACGGGTAGCGAGCCTCCCGCGTCCTTGACGAGGCGTGCAATAAGTTGGTGCCATTTCACAGGCTCAACTATGCAAGACTGAATAATGCGCTGGGGCATAGACAAGACTATGCGGCCTCGCATAAGATGGGGTCACCATGAGCGATACGACCTCCATCATCAAGCGACTGAGGGCGGCAGGGCTGTCCCAGTCGGAGATTTCCCGCCGCACCGGAATCCCGCAACCGCGGCTCTCCCGGTGGGAAGCAGGCGAGGTGCCGGACGCGGCGGATGACGCGCTCAAGCTCGCCAAGCTGGACGATCTGACCGAACAGCCGAAGCCTGTAAAGGCGCGTGCTCGTGCAAAGGCGGAGGTCTGAGCCGTGGGCCGCCATAAGCAACTTCCGAAGCCTGCCGGTGATCGCGAGTTCGCCATGAAGGCGATGTACGAGCAGGGCCTGACCCTCATCGTCATTGGCGAGAAGTTCGGCGTCAGCCGCGAGCGCGTGCGCCAACTGCTGGTCAAGCATTTCGGCATGTCCGCCGAGAGCGGCGGGCAATCGGTCGTCGCTGAGTGCAAGCGGCAAGACGCCGCCGCGCAGCGTAACGCCCGCAAGTTGGCCAAGTGGGGTGTGAGCTTTTCGGAGTGGCGCGAGTACTGCGACGCTGGGCTGACCGCCGCGTTCATTCGGCAGCGGCGCAACGCGCAAAGCCGAGGAATCCCTTTCAGGCTGAACTTGAAGCAGTGGGTCACGGTCTGGCAGGCCAGCGGCAAGCTCGACCAGCGCGGGCGCGGCAAGGGCTGCTACTGCATGTCGCGCATCAAGGATGACGGCGCCTACGAGCTGGGCAATGTGCACATTCAGTCCAACAGCGAGAACGGCCGCGAAGCAACCAAGCAATGGATTGGCAAGGAGAAGCAGAACACGGGCGTCTTCCTGCTGTATCCGGGCCTGAAGAATCCATGGTTCGCGAAGGTCGGCAAGGTACGTCTGGGCTTGTTCCCGACTGAAGAGGCTGCGGTCCAGGCGCGCCGCGCCTACTGTGTCGAGCATGGCCTGCCGGTCAGTGGCTCTGGCCTGGGTTCTGGGCGTGGATGGACCCTTAAGCCGCGCAGCAAGACCCGGCCATATCAGGTCCAGGTTAAAGGCACCAAGGCCACCTATCACGCCACCCAGGAAGAGGCCGAAGCCGAGTACCGCCGTCGGTCCGCCGAGGTGCTGGCCGCGCGCGCTCAGTTGGTCGTCGTCGAGGCCTGACCCATGAATCTCCTCCCTTCCCTCACCACCGAGCCTTGTGTTGCAACGGGCGCAGACGGCGTCGCGGGGTTCGCCCGGGGCCTTCGGGTCCTGGGCCTTTTCTTCTACTGAAAGGCAGACATGTACCACGGCAACACCACTCTTCGCGGCACGCTCGTCAGCGGCATCGGCACCAACGGCCTTGCCGCCATGGCCGCCCAGCAGGCCGAGACCCAGCAGCGCGAAATCCCCCGCGAACTGGAGGCCTTGTGCGGCCAGCTCAGCACATTGGAGGCCGTGGCCGAAAGCCTCGTGCAGCAACTGGGCCCGGTGCTGGTGAGCTACCCCGAGCCGCCTACAGCCAACGAAGTCAGTATGGCGATCAACACCCGCATTGGTGGCGAAATCGACTCGGTTCGCCGCCGCGTTCTGGCTTTGACCCAGCGCCTGTCGGCTGCTGCCAGCGGCTTGGCCGTCTAGGGCCTTCACTTCACACCCCCTGCCGTGACCCACCCCGCCCGCTCTGCCTGCTTCCGCAGCTTTGCCGCCAGGGCCACCTGTGCCCGTCCTTCCACCTTCATGCAGGGGACGCGCTCCAAGGCCTTCCCGGCCTTCTCCAGGTCGCTGGCAAGGCCTGACACGGCGCGGGCGATGGTTGAGCGCAGGGCGAGCGCTGCGGCGGTGTGTGGGTCGGTTGTGTTCATGGGTACGCATCGTCTTTTTATTTGCCCAAACGAACGAGACAAGACGGCGCAAGAGATATGCGGGGAGGTGATTCGTGCAGCTTGAGCTGACCTCTAGGCCTCCTATGCAGGCCATCGATCCGGCGCTGATCGCGCGCCAGCCGAGCATGACCAAGGCGCTGATCCTGTGCCAGACCATGAGCGGGCTGGAGGACAAGGCTTTCCTCGGTGAGAACGGGGTCGTGAAGGACCAAGCGCAGTGGTCGCGCATCTTCAGTCCAGCCGCGCAGCACAACTTCCCGCACGACAGGCTGAACCTGTTCATGGACAAGGCCGGCAACGAGGCGCCGCTGCTGTGGCTGCTGCACTCGCGCGGCTATGACACCAGCTGCTTGCGATTGCGCGAGACCGAGACCGAGCGAGAGCTGCGCCTGGCTCGCGAGGAAATCGCCCGAATGAAGGAAGAGCGCGAGATTGAGCGCCGCTTGTTCCGTGACCTGAGGGTCAACGCATGAGCCTCCTTCAAGACTCCATCGGCGAGCGGGAATGCCGCCGCCTGTGTCTGTGGTTCGCCACGCGCATGGATGCGATGTGGCTGCTTCGCAAGGCGGCCTATGAGCGGTCCCTGCGCCTCATCTGAAACGGAGTGACGAGATGCGACTGACAGTTGAACCGCAAGACCGCTCTCCAGTCCTCGGCCCTCCGATCAGGGAGCAGAAGCCCGCACCGGCCCCTGTGCCCGTGGCGCCGGGTGTGGTTCGTGGGCCGGACGGAAAGCTGTCCACGGACCTGCCCGATCCTTGCCCCGTGTGGCATCCGACGCCCTACGGCCTGCCGGCTTTCAACTCGGCCATGGACAAGCTGGGCCAGCACGTCACCGACACGGAGTACCTGCGCCTCCGCCTGGTCGAAGACCGCGGCGGCTGCAGCTGCCACATCAGCCCGCCGTGCAACGCCTGCTGCGAGCCGCTGACGCTGTCCGAAGCCGAGTCTCTGGGCATCGTCGATGGCGACTTCGGCGGCCTGAACGACGAGGAAGCCGCGGCGATCCGCGATGCGCTGGGCTACGTCGAACTGCCGGCCGAGCCGCATCAATCCTTCAGCGGCCTTTCGGAGCTGACGTTGGCGTTCACCGAAGCCGAGCGCAGCGCTCTCGCCGACTTCTCTGCCTGGATCGAGTCTGAGCTGACCGCCGCCCTGGTTATGGGCCTGCCTACCAAGCTCGTCGACTCGGGCGACACAACCGACTGAAAGACGAAGCCCATCCGCGCTTGCGACACGGACGGGCCCCTACCAACCCCAAACGGAGATTGAAGTTGGACATGAACATTATCCCGCGCACGCAGGTTCTGCGCATCTACGACGACGCCCGCCGCTCCCTGGACCCGCTGTCGGCCATTGAGCACACGGCTGGGGTCACGGGGCTGGACCTGGTTGCTGTGACCGGCGTTGTCGAAGGGCGCGAGGCCATGGCGCAGGCGATGGAGTTGCTGGGATGAGCAGCCGCAAGCACTGGAGCGCCGCGGATCTCGAGACGCTGCGCCGGGATTTCGCCAACAAGCGCACGGCCGACATCGCCGCCGCGCTGGGCCGCACCTATTCGGCCACAGCCCAGAAGGCCACACAGCTGGGCCTGACCAAAAGCGCGGCTTATCTGGCAAGCGAGGCAGCTTGCCGGCTGCGTGGCGATGCTGGCGCAGCGTGCCGTTTCGTCAAGGGCCAGCAGCCCTGGAACAAGGGCGTCAAGGGCTCAACCGGCACGCAAGAGGCTTGCCGCGCGCATCACTTCAAGAAAGGCCGCCCGGCCAGCGACACGAACAGCTGGGTTCCCGTCGGCACCGTCCGCGTCGACAAAGACGGCACACCCGTCCGCAAGGTGTCAGACGACGTGTCGCTGCCGCGCCGGCTGCGCTGGGTGCCGGTGCCGCGCCTCGTCTGGATCGAAGCCCACGGCGCCATTCCGGACGGCATGACTGTCGTCTTCAAGCCCGGCCGCAAGACGTCGGTTGAGACCGACATCACCGCTGACGCGCTGGAGCTGGTCTCGCGCGCCGAGCTGATGCGCCGCAACAGCTACCACCGCTACGGCCAGGAGATTTCGAGCCTCGTGCAGCTGCGCGGCGCCATCTCCCGCCAGATCAACAAGCGCGCCAAGGAGGCCGCTACATCATGAGCGACAAGAGCATCACCGACCTGCGCGCCAGCCTGTTCGCGACGCTGGAGGGCATCAAGAGCGGCGCTATCGACCTGGACAAGGCCAGGGCCGTCAACGAAGTCGCCAAGACCATCGTCGAGACGGCGAAGGTGGAGGTCGACTATCTGCGCGTGTCGGGCGGCGGCGAAAGCTCCTTCCTCGATGCCGCCGTCGGCGCCAACAACTTGCCCGAGGGCCTACCGAACGGCATCACGGCCATCACTCGCCATCGTCTGCAGGGGTAGCGCCGTGGAGCAGCAGATCCTGGACTTCTCCCGCCGCCTCGGCGACCGCATGTCTCGCCTTGCCACCGACAAGGCCGAGCGAGAGTGCTCCGACTTCAGCGCCAGGGCTGAGGCAGCCATCCTGGCCAAGCTCGAGCAGGGCAGGGCCAGCGGCGAGGACTTGACGGACTACGTGCGCGAGTGCGGCGTGCCGTTCAAGGACGGCAGGGCCCTGGGGTCCATCTACGCCAGCTTGCGCCGTCGCGGCTTGATCGTGGTTGTGGGCAACTGTCCTCGCGTGCGAGGGCATGGGACTGGCGGCGGCAACCTGTATGCGCTGGGGGACAGCCATGAAGTCTGAACTCACCAAGCGCTTCGAGGCCATTCGGCGCCACTACGCCAGTCTGCCCATTGACATGAACCGCGGAGACCTGTTCCCCAACGGTGACCCCTATGCCTGGGACCGGTCGCACACCGGCATCAAGCTGACGCCGATCGAGTGGGCCGTCTGGCAGGAAATGCGGGCCGAGGACATCGTCATGGTTCCTCAGTACCCGGTCGGCCGATTCTTCGTCGACTTCGCCAACCCCGCCGAGAAGGTCGCCGTCGAATGCGATGGCGCAGCCTGGCACATGGACGAGGCAAAGGACATGCATCGCCAAGTCGAAATCGAGGCTATGGGGTGGACCGTCTATCGCATCAGTGGGCGCGACTGCCTCTCGCAGCGCAACTCTGGAAACGGCTTCAACCCGGCGCGCGCGCTGGCGAAGGTAATTGGTGACCGCTTTGACATTCATCACTGCTGCCGCGGCGCTGTGGGCGACGGCCGCATCGTGCATGTCTCCGAGCTGATGGTGGAGTTGCTGGACGACTTGATCGCTAAGGTTGAGCGTCGCGAAGCCGCGACCGCTCAGGAGCAGGGGCGCTGATGGCAGTTCTTCGCGTCAGGAACTGGTCTGAGTTCCAGCACTACAAGGACCGTTCACCGGCCTGGATAAAGCTCCACAAGGGGCTGCTGGACAACTATGAGTATCAGCGCTTGCCTCTTGCTAGCAAGGCGCTAGCGCCGATGCTTTGGCTGCTAGCAAGCGAATCCAACGACGGAGAAATCGACCTCAACGTAGACCGCCTGGTGTTCCGCCTGCGCGAGTCTGAGGCGCTTATCGTGGATGCCATTCGCGCATTGGTAAACGCTGGATTTCTCGTTCTGGACAAAGACTTAGATGGATCTGCTAGCGCGCTGCTAGCGCCAGACTATCAAGGCGCTTGCCTAGAGGAGAGGAGAGATAGAGGAGAAAGTATCGAAGAAGCTAAAGCTTCTTCTCGTCCCCAGCGCAAGGCTGGAGACCTGCCCGACTGCCCCTATCAGTCAATCGTCGACCTCTACGCGGAGAAGCTGCCAGAGCTGCCGCAGGTCAGAGTGATGGACGAGAAGCGCAAGCGGTGCATCAAAGCTTTCTGGTCGTGGATCTTCACGGCCAAGCGGTCTGACGGCCAAGTCCGCGCGCAAACCGGCGACCAGGCGTTGACCTGGGTCGGCCAGTACTTCGAACGAGCCTCGGCGAACGATTTCGTCATGGGCCGGACGGGGCGCGAAGGCGAGCACCGCAACTGGAAGGCGGACATCGAGTACCTGTGCGGCGAGAAGGGCCGCAAGCAAGTCATCGAAAGGACGGTGGACGCATGAGCGCCATCTTCGACGCCGACCCGCGCGACGCTGTCGCAGCGCTGCGCGTGCCACCGAACAGCCAGGAAGCCGAGCAATCGGTACTTGGCGGCCTGCTCATCGACAACAACGCTTGGGACCGTGTCGCGGACCTGCTGACAGAGGCCGACTTCTACCGCCACGAGCACAAGGTCATCTACACGTCGATGGGCCGGCTTATCGGTTCCAACCGGCCTGCGGATGTCGTCACGGTCTTTGACGCCTTGGGCGACAAGGCCGAGGAAGTCGGCGGTCTGGCCTACCTGAACTCGCTGGCCCAGAGCGTGCCCAGCGCCGCGAACTGCCGACGCTACGCCGAGATTGTGCGCGAGCGCTCAGTCCTGCGCCAGCTGCTGGCCAAGGTCGATGAGGCCGCGCAGATCGTTTACGAGGATGGCGCAGCTGCCGAGAAGGTCGAGAAGGTTCAGGCCCTGTTTGCCAGTATCGAAGCGCGCACCCGCAGCCGAGATCCCATCGGCATGGATGAGCTGATGGTCCGCGTCATGGACGGCATCAATGCCGCCGCAGAGGGCAACTCGGTCGCGTGGCGTACTGGCATTCCCTGCTTCGACCGCTTCATGGATGGCGGCATGAAGCCCGGCGAGTTGCTGATCCTGGCTGCCAGACCCAGCGTTGGCAAGACCAGCCTCGCGCTGCAGGTTGCGCGCCGCGTGGCCAGCGACGGTTATCCGGCCCTCGTGCTGAGCCAGGAGATGGCGGCCGAGCAGATCGGCTATCGGATGCTGTCCAGCGCTGCCCGTGTGGATCTGAGCGCGCTGCGCAACGGAAAGATGACCGACCTGCAGTGGGGCCAGACCGCCGACGGCGTTGACGAATTGGCCAAGTTGCCGATGAAGGTCGACGAGGAGGGTGCCCTGACGCTGCGAGCGATCCAGTCCAAGGCCCGCAAGCTCCGTGACGTGAAGGTCATTTTCGTGGACTACCTGCAGCTTTGCGAAGGTGAAGGTGAGACCCGCACGGCCCGCGTCGGCTCAGTCAGCCGTGGCCTTAAGGCGCTGGCCAAGCGCATGAACTGCTGTGTCGTCGCGCTCTCGCAGCTGAACCGCGCCGTTGAAGAGCGTCCTGGCAAGCGGCCCCAGCTCAGCGACCTTCGCGACTCTGGCGAGATTGAGCAGGACGCCGACGTCATTGCCTTCCTCTGGCCGCTGGGCGAGCAGCAGGGAATCAGCAAACCCGTCGGTCTCGAAGTCGCCAAGAACCGCCAAGCCATGACCGGCACCGCGGTGCTGGAGTTCTTCGGCGCCACACAGCAATGGGGCGAGTCCACGCGCTCGCTGGATTCCTTCGACACCAAGAAACGCACCGGAGGTTTTGAATGACCACCATCGAACTCAGCAAGCACTGCCGCTACCAAGCTGCAGATGTGCTTGGCAACCAGATCCTGGCCTTCTTCGACCGCAACCCGGAAGAGGAGCTGACCAGCGACGACACCGCAGTGAAGTTTGGCCGGCGCTTGCCGCTGGTGCGCGAGACGCTGAAGAGCCTGGTTGACCGCGGGCTGCTGGACCGCTACGGCGTGAGGGCGCGCGGGTCGCAAGTGACCTATTTCTACCGGAGGGCAGCATGACGTTCAACTACGCCACGGATGAGCGCTGCCGGTTCATCCTCTCGTCGATCCCGGAAGGCGGCATCAGCGTTGCGCAGATGGCCCAGATCATGGGCGTGGAGCGGGCCTCGGCAGAGCAGCGCCTGCGGACCTACATGAAGCAGGGCCTAATCCACGTCGCCCGCGCCAAGGTAGCCGGCGCGACATGTTCCGAGGCTTGGTACTTCACGACCGTGGAGGACCGCGACGCCTTCCAGGAGCGCTGGGTCACCGCGCAAACGCTGCGCGACCGCGAGCGAAACCGCCAGAAGTACTACGCCCGTCAGGAGCGACTTGGCAAGGTCGTCACCAAGCGCGAGCAGACCGAGGCGAAGAAGCAGCAGACCCGGCTGAAGGCCGAGACGAAGGCGGCCGGCGCTCTGGTGTTCAAACCCGGGACCGAGGTGGCCAGGTCCAAGCGTTCGACGTTCGCCGACCTTCCAGCGCAGAACCCCAACGGCGTGGAACCGGTCAAGTTGCCCAGCAATCTGCGTGGGCGATTCGAGACCGAACAGGCCCCCAGCGTCATCTCATCCAACGACTGCCGCGAGTGGGCAAGGGCTGTGGCATGAGCGAGCTTGCATTCACCCCCAACCGCGCCGAGCGCCGCGCCATGGCCAAGGCAGCCAAGAAGCCGCCGCGCGTGGTGAAGCGGCCCGACCCGTTCGCCTACCGCACCGCCATCGCTGGCGCCCACAAGCTCACGGCCGATGACCAGCTGACCAGGGCGGCGCGCGTGCGCTGCTCCATCGAAGAGCTGGGCAAGGACGCGGCCAACGTCGATGCGTGGCGCGATGTCTTCGACGTGGTCAACCTCTTAGAGGCATTCGCCCAGATCGGCTGCATTCGCCACGCCAAGGAGTTCCTGTCCGAGCAGCAGGAGAACGTCGTCGCGGCCCTGGACCGCCAGCGCGAGACCGGGTCCAACGTGCTGCGGCCTGTGGAGCTGCAACTGCTCCGCGACCTGGCCGCCACCTGGGCCGAAGTCCTGGCCGAGGTGACCTGCAACCAGTACCTGCAAGCCGAAGAGCGTGTGAAGCGCAAGGTGTCCAACGCCCTGAAGGCCGGCTCGCGCGGCGCCGTCCGCCTCATCACGCCGCCGGCAGGGTTCAGGGAGTCCGCATGACCGACCTCTTCGCCCAACCCTGCCCGGCCTGCATCGAGGCCAGCCTGCGCCCCTCCTGGCTCTTCAGGAAGGACTGCAAGGGCTGCGAGGCCCGCGCCCTGGCCCGCGGCCCGGACTTCCACCGCTGCCGCGTCGCAGGCAGGCAGGACAAGCCCTACCGCGAGCTGCTGGCCAGGGTAGGCCTCACGCATGACGAGGTTGTCGCGGCGGCGAAGGTGGATCGGGAAAGGGAAGTGGCATGACCGCACTGACCAGCCCGTTCCTGCGCCAACTCGCGCAGCAGGGCGGCATCGTCTCCGGCGGGCCCGTGGCCGACGACTTTGCGAGCGGCTGGGGAAAGCACCCATTCAACGGCGAGAAGGCCCACCACTGGACGGCGGACCGTTCGGTGAAGGTGGACGGCGTGCTGTACGGTCTGGACAGCGCTTGCGGCCTCCAGACCATCGCGACGCCGCGCGTTCCGCTGCTGGGCGCTGGATCCTACGAATACTGCCGCCGCTGCGAGAAGAAGTTGATGAGGGCTGTCCGATGACTGAACTCGTCCTCACCCGCACCCCATCTGGCGCCCTAGTCCCGGCCGATGCTCCGTCAGCCGAGTTCGTCCAGAAGCTCAAGGTCGGCTCCGGCCTGAAAGGCGAGTTCAAGCGCCAGCGCAACCCGCGCTTTCACCGCAAGGTCATGGCGCTGTTCCAGCTCGCGTACGACATCTGGGACGCCCCGGTCTTGGAGTACCGAGGCCAGCCTGTGGCGAAGGAATTCAACAGGTTTCGGAAAGACCTGACGATTCTCGCCGGCCACTACGAAGCAGCGACGAACCTGCGCGGCGAAGTCCGGTTGGAGGCCAAAAGCCTGAGCTTCGGCGCGATGGACGATGAAGAGTTCGCCAAGGTCTACGCGTCGATCCTCAACGTGGTCTGGGAGCGTGTGCTGAAAGCGCATGGCTACGCCACTGCGGCCCAGGTGGATGACGTCGTCGAGCGGCTGCTGAGGTTCGAGCAATGAACGCCGACCGCCTCATCGCCGCCATCGTGCTGGGCATCCTGGCCGCTGTCTTCGCCTTCGAAGGCCTGCCGGTGTCCGCTGGTGTTGTCGCGGCCCTGGCCCTGCTGTACCTGTGGAAGGGGCCGAAGTGAAGCGCAGCGGTTTCAAGCCCCGCCAGACGCCGCTGCGCGCGACCGCGCCGGCTAAGACCTCGGTGCCGCTGCTGAAGATGCGCAAGTGCGCCAACTGCCCCGAGCGCTTCCGCCCGTTCTCGTCGCTGGTGAAGTGGTGCAGCCCTGAGTGCGGCGCGGCGCTGGGCCTGAAGAAGCTCAAGCAGCAGAAGGACCGCGAGCATCGCGCCAAGCTTGCTGACGTCAAGCCGCTGTCGCACTGGCTGGATCTGACGCAGCGGGTCGTGAACGCATATGTGTTGGCGCGCGACGCCGGCAAGCCGTGCATCAGCTGCGGCTGTTGGGACGCTTTCGCCTGGGACGCCGGCCATTTCCTGAGCCGCGGCGCCCGGCCGGAACTGCGGTTCACGTTGGACAACATTGCGCGGCAATGCGCCGCCTGTAACCGCCACAAGGGCGGCAACGCCGTGCAGTTCAGGCTCGGGCTGGTTGCGCGCATCGGCCTGGAGCGAGTCGAGGCCTTGGAAGGCCCGCACCCGCCCGCGAAGTTCACCCGCGAAGGCCTGGAGCAGCTGCGCCGCGATGTAGCGGCTATGACGCGCCAGCTCCAGAAGGGCGAGGTATGCACTGTCTGATATGCCGCCGCCCGCTGATCCGCCAGGCCGTCCCCGGCCTGTGCATCGGCCCCAAGTGCGCCAAAGACCGCGGCCTGATGCCTGAGCCCATCCGCCGCACCCGCCTCTTCGACACCCGGGCCACCCAGCCCAACACCGCCCAGATTGACTGGGTCAACCTCATCAATGCCGGCGGGTTCGCCGGGGAAAGCCACGCATGACGACCGCCAAGCCATCAGAGCGCGAGATCCGCCACCTCCCCGGAGGCGGCGTCGAAGTGAAGGTCAAGGTCGATCTTCGCGAGCCCCACGACCGCCCGGAACTGCTCGCCGAGCGCCTTGGCATCAGCGTCGAGGCGGCTCGCGAAATGCTGGGAGATATCAAGGAGCTGGCATGAGCACATGGGTATTGATCCTCACGCTGGCGGCTGGCGACTATCGACACGGTCCGGCTATTCACAGCGTCCCAGGCTTTGGCAATCAAGCTGAATGCGTCGCCGCCGCTGCGGCATGGACCAAGCAAATGCTTCCCCACGTCAACAGCTTGAGCCCGAAGCCGCTCGCCTTGTGCGTGGAGCAACGGAAGGAAAGGCCGCAATGACCACCCTCGGAACCATCTTCCTCATGCTCGCCTCCGACGCCAGCGCCTGGGGGCTGCTGGTCTGGTGGCTGTCTAGGAGTGGGAGATGAGCCTAGTGCTGCGGCGGTTCAACCGTGTCGGATGCGAGGCTGGGAGCGGAATCGCCTGGGCAACTCATGGTGGCCGTCTTGAACTCGGCATCACGCCAGATGAAGCATGGCTGCGATCCTACGAGCTTGGGGGAGAGCGCTACGGGCACGTCGACCACGACCAGCTCGCTCGACCCCACGGGGATGCTCCGATGCCGTGCCGGCTGGGCTTGGGCTGCTGCTTCGGCGCGCGCCGCCCACTCGCCTTTCGTGGGCTTGGGTGCGGGTGGTTCAGACGAACCCGAGCACGCCACCAGAACCGCAACCACGGCAACCGCCCATGCGACTACATCACCACGCATGGGGCGGAAGTCTACGCCTGCGCCCTCGGACCGCCATGAAAAACAAAGCCCCGACGCTTTCGCGACCGGGGCCCTGTGACTTGCGGGTTCAGCGCCGCAATGCTACCACAGGACGCCAAATGGAAATCAAGGACCGCTACGCCCGCGCGATTCGCAGCACCAAACTCGCGCCGAAGCCGAACAATGACCATGCAGACATCGACGTCCTCGGCGCCGCCGGATTGGCCGCCAAGACGAACGCCCTGTGCGTTGCCATGATGCGATTGCTCTCCGGCGACAACCACGCCGCCAGGGATGTCATCGAGGTTTTGGCCGAGAAAGCCACCAGCAAAGCCCACTACACCGGCATGGAGCCGCCGCTGAAGCACCTGCAAGCGCGCGCGCTATGCGCCAACGTGCTGGACTGGTATCGACACGGCACCTGCAGGGCTTGCGAAGGCCGCCGCCAGAGCCTGATTCCAGGAACGCCCATGCTCTCCGGCTTGGACTGCACTACATGCCGCGGCACGGGCAAGCAGCCGTTTGAGCAAGTCGCCGACCGGGACCGCCGCGAGCTGGCGCTATGGGTGCGCGACGAGGTTGAACGGGCGGTTGCCCTCGCCGGCCCAGCGGTCATGAGGCGACTGGCGCCGCAGTTGGATCTGTGAGGCTTGCATGCGCCAAGGCTTCGGAGTAGCATGCGGCACCTGCCCAAAGCAGGCCAATCCGCTCACGATAGCGGAGCCACGCCCAGAAGCCACCCATTGCGGTGGCTTTTGTCGTTTCCGGGGGCAGGTTCTCACCCTTCGAAGCGCAGATGCGCATTGAATCTAGCCCCCACCCCACGAAGGACCGCAATGGCCACGACTCCCGACCCGGCCACGGCCGACCTGTCCATGGATGCTGACCCCGCCGCTGGCGCCGATCCGTCTTCGCCCGCCCCCGACATGTCGGCCGGATACTGCATCGAGATCAAGGTTTCCGGCGACGGCAAGATCAGCGTTGGCGTTGAGTCTGCGGCTGCGGAAGCCTCAGAGGAGGGCGCCGAAAGCGGCCAGGACGAAGACTACCAATCCGTCCCCACCATCGGCGACGCTGTGCGTCTGGTGCGGGAGATCTACAACCACGCCGGCAGCCTGCAGTCCGACTCGGCCGGTGAAGACCAGATGGTCTCTGGCTACCGCTGATGTCCGAAACCACCACCCAAGAATCCCCCGCCACCGAATCCCCGGAGCGGGTCACTGAAGTCGCCGAGATCGGCCTGGAGCAGATCGTCGAGATGCTCGACAAGCTCGAGGCCGACGTCACCCAGGCCATGAGCCTGCACGCGCCGCACGCGGCCCAGGCATTCTTCCAGCAGTTCGGCGACATCCGCCGCGGCCTCGTGGGCATGGACCTGCAGGCCGCGCGCGCAGCTCTCAATGGCGGCGACACCTCGTTGGACAACGTGGCCGACGCAGTGCTGACTCGCGTGGCCCAGTTCTTCGGCGAATGCGTGGCCACGCCGAATTTCTGCGCCTTGAGCGTTGACGTGAAGCGCAACAGCCTGGGTCAGCCGCAGTACCTGCGCATGGTGCCGTGCGACCTGGTCGGCGGGCAGCCGGCGCGGCGCTGGCCGAAAGATTGATCCTCTCCAAACCCGCACCAATCTCTCCAGCACTTGGGCGCCAGCCCACGGACTCGGTGCGGCCCAGGCAATCGGTGGGTAAACCGACGCAGCAGCTGACGCGGTCACGAGCACGGCCTGGCCTCCACAGGTGCTGAAGCGGCGGGCAGCTCGCCTCCCCTGGGAAAGGGTTGAGACACCATGGCAACAACCAAGAAACCCGCAGCCAAGAAGACGGCTGCGACGCGCAAAGCGCAAAACGCTGCAGCCCCGCGCAAGAAGCCGGGCGCTAAGCCAGTTGCACAGAACAAGCTTGACGCGCTGGGTGTTGACTGGGTTGTCGCGGCCATCTCGGACGGCAAGACCTATCGGCACATCGCCAATGTGGCGGGCGTTGGACTGGGGACGTTGGCAACCTGGATCGAGGCTGATCCCGAACGTTCCCGCGCATGTGCGCGTGCGCGGGAGTTGTCGGCCCAAGCTTTCGAAGAGCGTGCCGAAGAGGCGATTGCCGATGCCAAGGACATGTTCGAGTTGGCCAAAGCTAAGGAACTTGCCGCGCACTGGCGCTGGCGGGCCAAGGCTGTGAACCCCAAGAGCTATGGCGACAAGGTCGACATCAAAGGTGAGCTGGGCCTCAAGGCTCTGCCACAAACTCAGATTGACGAGGAACTTGGCAAGCTGCTGGCCAAGGCAGGTCTGACCAGTGGACCTGGACCTGACACGACTGCAGCCGGCTGAACGGCTGCAACTGCTGGAGCTTCTCCAAGAGCGAGTCCGGCGCAAGGCGGAGAACAAGCTGGCCGACTACCGGCCATACCCCAAGCAGATGGAGTTCCATCGGCAGGGGGCCAACTGGAACGTGCGCGAACGGCTGCTCAAGGCCGGCAACCAGCTCGGCAAGACCTGGAGCGCGGGCTTCGAGCACGCCATGCACCTGACGGGGCGTTACCCGGACTGGTGGGAGGGCGCGGTCTTCGATGACGAGTGCATCGGCTGGGCGGCCTCCGAGACGAGCCAGGGAACGCGCGACACGGTGCAGCGGATCTTGCTGGGCCAGGTCGGGCAGTGGGGAACGGGCGCGATCCCGAAAGACGCGATCCTTGAGATCAAGCGCGCGGCCCACGGCGTGGCCGACGCGGTCGAGACGATCCTGATCCGCCACGGCGGCGGTGGCGATGTGCAGGCCGGCCAGAGCCGCCTGACCATCAAGACCTACGACCAGGGCCGGGCCCGGTGGCAGGGCGAGACGCTGGACTTCGTGTGGTTCGACGAGGAGCCGCCCGAGGACATCTATTTCGAGGGCCTGACCCGCACGAACGCGCGGCACGGCCTGGTGACGCTGACGTTCACGCCTCTGAAGGGGATGTCCGAAGTGGTTCGACGATTCCTGATGGAGAAGCCGGCGGGCACCGCGGTCACGAACATGACCATCAAGGACGCGCTGCACTACACCGATGAGCAGCGTGCCTCAATCATCGCCAGCTACCCGGCGCACGAGCGCGAGGCCCGCACGAACGGCACGCCGACGCTGGGCAGCGGGCGCATCTACCAGTTCGCCGACGACATGGTCGCGGAGAACCAGATCGCCATTCCGGCGCACTGGCCGCGTATCGCCGGTATCGACTTCGGCTGGGATCACCCGACTTGCGTGGTCTGGATGGCCTGGGACCGCGACAACGACACCGTCCACGTCTACGACGCCTACCGCGTCAAGGAGCAGACCCCGAGCGTCCACAGCATCGCCATCAAGGCGCGCGGCGAGTGGATCCCGGTGGCCTGGCCGCATGACGGCCTGCAGCATGGCAAGGGCGACGGCGAGCAGCTGTCCAAGCAGTACAAGCAAAACGGGGTGGCCATGCTCAAGGACAAGGCCACCCATGCCCCGGACAAGAAGGCCGGCGAGAAGGAAGGCGAGGGCGGCAACAGCGTCGAGGTCGGCATTCAGGCCGTCATCGAGCGCATCCAGACCGGCCGCCTCAAGGTCGCCAGGCACCTCAACGACTGGTTCGAGGAATTCCGCCTCTACCACCGCGAGGACGGAAAGATCGTCAAGGTCAACGACGACCTGATGGACGCCATGCGATACGGCTTGATGATGCTTCGCCACGCGAAGGTCAGGCCGGTCCAAGACACAAAGCCCAAGGTGCAGCCGTTCAAGTCAACGGTCGGATCCATGGGCCTGATGGGCTAAGGAAGCCACTATGACCACTGTGAACTACACCTGTGCAGATGACCCATCCTCGCAGGATGGCTCGGTGCAGGTCTACACCTGGACGCCGCTGACGACGACCAATGCCGACGGCGGCCCGCTGCGCTTCCCCTCGGCGGCCGACCGCAGCGTGCATGTCTCAGGCACCTTCTCCGCTGCTGCCACCGTCGTCATCGAGGGCAGCAACAACGGTGGCACCTCGTGGGTCACGCTCAACGACGCCCAGGGCAACGCGCTGAGCCTCACCGCTGAAGGCCTGAAGCAGATCGTGGAGTTGCCCCTGGCGGTGCGTCCGCGAATCAGCGCTGGCGGCGACGGCAGCACCAGCATCACGGTGACGATTGTTGCGCGTCGCCCCAACCCGATGCGTACCTGACGCATGACATTCCCCACGGGCTGGACTCAGCGCTTTGCGCTGACTGTCGACAAGACGAAGGTCACCGGCACGCCGTCGGGCTTCGTCATGCTCATCACGAAGGACATGTTTCCTTCGGCGAACATCGACGCCAGCTCGACCTCGGCCCAGGATGGTGGTGGCGACATTCGCGTCACTGCTGACCTGGCCGGCACGCAGCGCCTGCCTATCGAGGTCGTCGACTTCCACCCTGACGCAGTAGCCGGAAACCGTCGCTGCGAGATCTGGGTCAACACCAACGGCTTCGAGCCGAGCAGCTCGGCGAACACCACGTACTACGTCTGGTGCAAGGGACCGACGACGATGCAACAGCCTGCGCCGTCGATGCCCTACGGCGCCGAGGCAGTCTGGAGCACGCAGGATTACCGGGCTGTCCATCACGCCAACAACTCGCCGCTGCCGGAGCCCTACGGCCTGTGGCTGATCCGCCCGAAGGCCGTCGAATTCAACGGCGCCACCTACTTGACCTGGCTGGACGCCAACCACGGCGGCACGGGCAATATCCGCATCGCCAAGTACACGCACAGCACTGGCCTGTGGACCAGCGCTGTGACCATCTCCGCGGCCGAGGTAATCGACGCCCACGCATCGCCCTCGGTCTGCGTGGACACCTCGGGCTACATCCATGTGGTCTGGGGTGGCTTCAACGCCACGAACGCGGTGTTGAAGACCGCGAAGTCGACCAACGTCGGAGACATCAGCGCCTGGGGCGCAGTGGTCACCATCGCGACCGGCGGCGCGACGGATCGCACCTACCCGACGATGCTGTGCCTGAGCACTGGCACGCTGGTCCTGTTCGCCCGGGAGGCGGACTCATGGATCCGTCGCACATCGAGCGACAACGGTTCCACCTGGGGAAATGCCCAGACGATCCTCAGCGCCTCGCAGCGCAGCTATGTCGAAGTCATCCTCGGCGCCAGCGATCGGGTGCATTTTGCGTGGCACTCCACAGCCTCTTCCGGTGCCACGAACGGCCTGAACCTGTACTACCTGTACAGCGACAACGCCGGGGCGGCGACATCGACCTGGAGCGCCATCGACGGCACGGTTGCCACGCTGCCGCTGGCGCCAGACAGTCCAAGCACGGTGTCGGCTGGCCTGGTCTTCAACACGACCGGCTCTGGCTTCTCGACGAGCTACCTGCGCGGCGTGGCTGTCAACGGGTCCAACGTACCGATGCTGTCGTGCGACAGCTTCGTCACTGGCACGCCAGCGTCCAGCGTGTGCTCGACGTTCACCTATTCCGGCAGCGTCTGGAACCGTGTCGACGTGCTGACTGGCGCCACGGTGGGCCTGGCCTCGAGCGGCAGCTTCACCAGGGCCGAAGGCGGTGTGCGGTTTCTCACCGGCACGACCTGGCGCATCCTGGTCGGCGTCACCGTCTCGGGCTTCGGTGAAGTCCAAGAGTGGGAGACCACGAACGGAGGCACGAGCTGGGCCAAGGCGGCCGATGTCACCACGGCCAGCACGCGCGGCAACTGGCAGGCCCAGTATGTGCGCGGATCGACCGGCCCCCTCGTGGCGACGCACTTCACGACTGGCCCAAGCAACAACACCGGCAGCGTCTTCAACTCGGTGTCGGACAGCATCTGGTGCTACGGAACACACACGGATGGCGTGGCCTCGTTCGCCAAGGGCGCGGTGCCGGTCACGACTTATCTGCGCGACTCGACGAAGTACCACAACGAAGCGACAGCCGTCGGCTCGCCCAGCCAAACGACCGGCCCGGCCACCTACGGCGGCTTTGGCCAGAGCGTCACGGCGTCCAATTTCTACGCCATCGCCAACGCGACGACGATCAGCACCGACCTGGGCGCGTCGATCCATATCCAGCAGTGGAACAAGCACACCAGCGCTGGATCGGCTGAGAAGGTCAGCACCAAGAACCCGGGCGCCGGCAACACCACGCCGTGGGTTGGATTCCGTGACAGCTCCAACAACCTGAGCTGCTTCTTCGGCAACGGCTCGGCCTTCATCCAGCCCATCACCGCGGGCGGCCTGGCCACGACAACGGCCTACCGCGGCGTCTTCCAGTTCGGCTCTGGTGCTGGCGCCGTGCGGCTGAACAAGACCGCGGGCACCACGCCGGCCATGACCGGCCCATTGGCCACCGTCTCCGACGCCATCCACATCGGCGAAACCTTGGTGGGCATCGTGGACGAGTTCCGGATCGGGCCCACGCGCGTCGGAGCGAACACCCTGGACACGGAATACGACAACCAGTCCAGCCCGAGCACGTTCGCAACCGCTGCGGCCGTTCCACCCTCCACGAAGAAGCCGTCTTGGCTGGGCTACGCCCGGGCGCGCGGACTTCGCTGACGAAACCATCACGAGCACGCCATGACTGGACCCTACAACTACCAGAAGATGACTGGTCGAGAGAACCTCGTCTTCGACCGTGCCAACAACTTGGTTGGCATCCAAAACCCCACGGGCTCAGGTGCCGACTTCATCCCCGCCACTTCTACGGACGGCACCGGGTCTTCGGCCACCGTCGTGGAGTCCAGGGGCGACAGCCTGACTGCCGGCACTGGCCTCAACCCGCTGACTGACGTCTATGGTGTGCGAATCGCCGCGTCACTTGGCCTGTTCCACCGCAACCTGGGTGTCGGCGGAACGGGCGTGCTGACCCAGTACATCAACATGACCGGCAACGTTGCGGCCACGAGCGGCGACCTGTCGCGCCCGGTGCAAACCGGCAAGCGACTGATGCTGCACATGCCTGGCTACAACGAGATGCGAGCCGGTAACACGGAGGCAAAGCTGCAGGCCTTCCGCGGCGTTTTCGCTGCGTCCCTGCTGTTGTCGATGTCGCAGTGGTACGGACTGCGCCAGAACTACAACGGCCGCAGCGCCACCTTCTTTGGCGCGCCGGCAGGCAGCTTGTCGCAAACCAACTTCGGGACGCTGAGCAACTACGGTGTCAACGGTGAGTTCCGTGGCATCAGTAGCACGACAAACGGCGGCACGGTGACAGCCACCGTCCAGGGCGACGTGGTGTATGTGGTCTACAACCGCCAGAAGACCAACACTGGTGGCACCTTCTCGGTGACCATCGACGGCGCCGTCGTGATGTCCAACGTGTCCTGCAATGGATCGGGTCTATCGCTCGTCAGCGGAACCGAGACAACCACGGCAGACGCCAACGGCTACCCCGATGTGTTGCGGATCCCGACCACCAAGGGCAAGCACACCGTCGTCATCACGGTGACCAGCGGTACCGGCGCCAGCAACGTGGTCGGCATCGAGTGCATCGGTGGTAACGCCGACTGTATCGGCGGCCATGTGGGCGTGATCCTGGGAATGCCGCGCATGAACGCGACCGGCTACAGCAACTCCCCGGCAGCCTACGGTTCGACCACTATCGGCGATGCAGCCGTCGCTGCGTATCAGCAGATCGCCCAGGAGGTCGTCAGCGAGTTCGCCCGTGACGGCTTCGACGTCCGCTATGCCGACACCACGGCGCTGGACCCGTCGGCTTCCATCTGGCAGTCCGACAACCTGCATCTGATCTACGACGGTCAGACCTACATCGTCAACGCTGCTCTTGCGGCGCGCAACACCCTGCGCACCCAACCGTCCGATGCCAAGGCCGGAGAGGTGCTGAGCATCACGATGCCGGCGAGCACGGTGGCCTACCGCAACATCCAGCGCATGCCGTGCGATCTCGCGTTGACCGGCGGAACCGTGACGCAGGTCGACTTCAGCCGTGATGGCGTCAACTGGATCACCATGGCGACTGGCACGCCCTACGTGATGCGGCTCAATCCGAACGACCAGTTCCGTGCCACCTACACCGTGGCGCCCACCGCGCAGTTGATCCCGCGCTAACGGAAGCCGCCCGAGCGAGCCCTCATGCTGGTGCAGTCCAAAGCCGCCTCGCCAACAACCGCGGTGCCGGCGTTGGCGCACTGGTATTCCACGGATGCGTGTGATGACCAGACGCCTGACGAGTACCCGATCACGGCGCCGACAAACCCGGCGATCACCGCGACTGCAAGCCGACTGATGTGCGGTGCCGGCAACTCCAACGGAGCCTCTTGATGATCTTCCGTAAGCATGTGTTTCCTCCCGGTGCCGACTCTACCGCCGGCCGGCGCGGTTGTCCCGTTTGACCGTCTCATTGCCAGCCGGATCACATCGGATGCACCCCTCCAAATTCCTCGCCATCGGCCGCCCGGCTGAGCCATCGCGCTCGCCGGACCAGGACAAGATCCTGGCCGATCTGTCCCAGGCGCTGGTGGATCGCCGCGCAGACGCGATCTCCTACCGCAAGGAGAGCGGAATCGAGGACGTCTGGTTGAAGGCAGAGGAGTCCTACATCGGCATCGACGATGCCAACCGCGCCGAGTTCAGCCAGGCCAAGTGGGCCAAGCCGACCAGCATGTCAGGCGGCCTGACGATGTCGCTTGGCAAGGGCGCCGACGAGGGCAAGAGCACCGCCTTCGTGCGGATCACCGCGCGCTACGTCGACCACGCCGCAGCCAAGCTGGCCGAGATCATCCTGCCCATCGACGACCGCAGCTTCAGCTTCAAGGCCAAGGCGGTGCCGGACAAGATGCCCATGGGCGTCATCCAGCAGGCCATCGGCATGGTGGCGCCGGCCCCGATGGCCGCGCCGACGCCGCAGCCGCCGCAGGCCCAGCAGCCCATCCAGATGCCCGGCCAGCCTGGCGCGGCGCCGCAAGCAGCCGCCCAGCCGCCGGCCCCGCCCACGGACGAGGACTACGCCAAGAAGGCCGAGGACCGCGTCTACTCGTGGATGCAGGCGGCCAAGTACCCGCGCGAGGCCCGCAAGGTGCTGCGCGACGCGGCGCGCATCGGCGTCGGCGTGCTGAAAGGACCGTTCACCGAAGAACGCAAGTCCAAGGCGATGGTGACGAACAGCCAGGGCGTGCGCGCCATGGTGCTCCAGAAGAAGGTTGTCCCGGGCATCAAGTGGGTCGACCCCTGGAACTTCTTCCCGGCCAAGGGATGCGGCGAGAACGTCAACGATGGC